GCTGCACGTACATCGTTACGAAAAAAGCCAGCACGGTAACGATGATTTTGAAGTTGTCCTCCACGAATTTTCTGAATTTTTCGGTTGTAGCGCTCATGGTGTCGCGGTATTTATCAATAGTGAAAAGGCGTCTTTAATGGCCCCCAGCAGGCTCACGGCGGCCTCGCTGTTTACGAGTCCGTATAGCGCCGCAAGGACGATCAGTACCAGGTACACGATCCTCTCGACGTCGCGGCGGGAGCATCTGCGTCTCCTTCCGCCCTTATCCCTCGTCATGGGTGGGGGTGTTTTCCATGCGTGGCACGATGACATTGAAGACGATGTTGTTGTCGCTACCTTCGATCTTGAACTTCGCCTCGCCGCCGTTCTTGACGGGATACATCTCCATAAGGGCCTTGGCGGCATTCACGGCCACGGCCCGTAGGGGCGCTGGGGAGAGGGGGTTGCCGAAGCGGTCGCGGTAGATGCCCGTCGCCGTCTCTTCCAGTATGTTGCGGAGCGTGCGACTTATCTGCATCTTGACGGCGATGCTTTCCGTTTCGGAGATCATCTCCGTGCCGAGTTCGCGGATGCGTGCCATGACGGCGGGGTTATGCACGAGGCGGCGTGCCGCAGCCTCCGTATCGCCATGCTTTATGTCGAACACCTCGCGGTAACACCTGTCCGCCTGCCCGGCGTACTGCATGCCGCCGCAAACGTAGAATTGACAGAAACGCTCCTGCGCCTCGGTAAGCTGCGGCGGCCCGTCCAGTGCCGCGAGATGCACCGCTTCAGCTTCGACAACCTGTATTTCGTCCTGTTTCATTGTATCTTGCCTTCTATCCAAGAATAGGATCCTGTGCCCCGGCAGGTTTGACCTGTATCCGTTTCCGGTCTATAAGCTGTGCCATGAGCGCTTCGTAGAAGACGTCGGCCATGGCGTCTGCCATCGCCTCGGCATCCGCCAGCGAGTTGATGAGTTTCAGGTTGAAGGCGATATCGAGGCCGTAGCCCGAGATCGCGGCCATGAACTCGGTGCCGTCGGCCCCCAGCACGCCATAAGTCGTGAGATCCTCCACGCGGAAGGTGATTGTCTCCTCGCCCCGCTCATTGCGGCCGAGCACTACATTGTCGTTCTGTTCCTTCGTCATATCAGAAAGTGATTTCTGGTCTTCTCCTTGGGGGCGGTTTCTGTCACGGCGCCCTCACTGTTACGCATACGGGCCGCGCAGACTCGGACGATCTCAAGCGTCGCCGCGACGTCGGCTCCGGCATCATGGGCGTCGTCGAGCTCGATACCGAGCCGCTCGGCCACCAGCTCCAGCTTGTAGGACGTAACTCCGGTATCGGCGGCCAATGCCAGCCGTGCCAGCAGGATCGTATCCAGATAGAGAGGCTGGAAGTTGCCATAGAAGTCCGTTTTTCCGGCAAACGTTTTCTCGTACTCCTTCGTAAGGCCGGCATAGCTCATCAGCTGCGTAAGAAAGCCGATGTCGAAGGTGATATTCTGGCCGATGAGTACCGGCTTGCACTGTGTGCCCTTGCTGAGCGTCGCCCGTTCGGCGAAGCGGAGCACGGCCCCGGCGACCTCTTTCAGATCGACGCCCTGCGCTTCGAGACGCTCCATCGTGATGCCCGAATATTCAAGCGCTCGCGGCTCGTAGTCCATCCGCTCGGTGGGCTGCGCCAGCTCGTGCTTCGAGCGGAGCACCTTGCGGCGGGCCGCACCCAGCTCCTGCTTGCAGTACTGGGCGATATAAGCCGCATAACGGTCGAACACCTCCAGCGTATCGAGCCGGATGGCTTCGAGGGCGATCTGCGTACAGGCGCAACGCACGGGATCAAGCCCTCCGGTCTCGAAGTCGAGACCGATAGCCGTGTATATCCTATTCTCTACCGCAGGTGCTGCCATTGTCCGATAATTTGCATCAGTTTGTCGGCCCCTTCGCGGAATTCCGCCTCGGTGCCGTTATTCCCCAGCACCACGTCGATCAGGGAGTAATCGACCTGACGGCGGTGGCTGTCGCGCTCGATACGCTCGGCATCGACGCCTCGGAATGGTAGATTTTCCGTACGGCAGGAAATGTAGACCGTAAAGACGTCGTACTCCGTTCCGGCCGTCTGTTTGAGGGCGCGGATGCCGTTCTCGTCCACGACGTAAGTGCAGTACCCGGACTCAGGGAGCTGTCTGCGCAGAGAAAAGTATTCGTGCTTCCCGAACCGGGTATAGGTCAGCATCGCTTCCCGGCCGATGCCCCGGGTGCTGCGCACGAAGAAATAATCCTCGCCTTCGACCTCACCCTCGCGGCGCGGGCGTGTGGTGGTCGATACGATGGCGGGAATGCCGTATTTACGTTGCAGGTACTTCGATAGCGTGGTCTTGCCGGAACCCGAAGCACCCACGATGGCAATGATAATGGGTCTCACTCTTGCGATAATATGGATGTTTTGGTCGTATGCAGGGTGTTGGCGCCCGAGAAGTCGCTGTAACGGATGATACCCGTGAGTACCACAATACGGTCCTTGAGCCTCATGATCTCGGCACGGCGGGCGCTGAAAAAGTCGTTCCAGCAGACCGCCTCGATCGTGTCGGTGTTCTGTTGCAATATAATCTTGCAAAAAGCGACCCGGTCGCCCGTCATCCTGTCCTTATAGGATAGCTCCTCCACATCGGTTACGGTTGCACAGACGGCGACTTTTTTCCCTTCGTTCTCCATCACGAGGGCGTCGTGAAGGCTCATGTACGACGCGCGGCCCTTGATGCGGGCACGAACTGCCGACTCGTCGAAGATGCGGCGGTAGTCCACGGATCCGATGCCCGACACGGCGATCTGCTGCCGGGCCCAGAAGTGGTGCTTGGCGATCTCTTCCGGCGGATAGTCCCGCTCGTCGAGCGCGAAACCCAGCTCCGCGGCGGCACGCTGAAGGATGCCGTAACGCTCGGTAACAGATGCGATACGTTCCACCGTATCGAAGCAGCCGGCCAAAATCAGGTTACGGACATGGCGGGCGTTTACGGGAACACGTTCCGCCTCGGCTGGCGGAAGGTCGTCCTCCCAAGTACGGTATTTCTTGAGCCGGTGGCGGAAGATACGGCGGACGAAATCCCCGACACCCGTAAACTCTCCGAATCGCTCCC